TTTAAGGTTGTCTGTGGCTATGTCTGATGGAGATGTATCATTGTCAGATAATACAAAATTTAGAAACTTCAATAGACCAGAACGACAGTTCCTATTGGGTCTATTTGATGAATTAAAATTCTATGCAGATGACATCAAACATCGCCGTGAAATCTTTATTAGACTTGGTGAGAAACTACACCCAGGAGACTATTCAAATAGATTTGCTCAAGCAGCAGACATATTTAAAAAGACATTCAACGACAACCTTGGTGCTACATTTGCTGGCAGTATTGAAACAATATTAGCTAAGGGAGAGTTGAGCGATCCTGATATTAGTAATCTTTTATCAATGCTGAAGAACCGCCCAGGTGAGCTTGCAAGAAAGCTAGATGTTTTGTTAAGAAGAAACACTTATTCAAATTCTCAAAGAGCAGTTTGTCAAGCCTTTGAAGGAGTTGCAAGAAAAGTATCAACTCCAGTATTACTACAAGTTCGTAATCACTTTATGAATCGATATAAAGAACTACCAACCGTGATAATGCCAAAGGGTAGAACAGCTAAAACAAAAATTATGCCATTTGACAAACCAGAGATCAAAAGATCAGTATGTCAAGAAATTTCAGATATATGTTTGGTTACACTGGTAGATAGATTTTCTAAGCTTGAAACGCTGGGAAATGTATTTATTGATGAGAGCCTAAAGGGATATCTTGTACCATTCTCACAACGATCAGCATCAAAATCATTAAAAACTATTGTCCGAGGATCAAGAATCTCATTATCAGAATCTCAAGAAGCTGTCCGATTTTTCATCTATTGGAAAGGTGGAAATGTTGATGTAGATTTGAGTGCTGCATTCTTAAAGCCAGACTTCAGCTATCACTCTCATGTCTCATATACAAATTTACGCAATGGAGATATGGGCTCTTGTCATAGTGGAGACATCACTTCAGCTCCAAATGGAGCAGCTGAATTTATTGATATTAACATAGAAGCTGCATTGGAGAGTGGAGCAAAATATGTAATGATGAATGTCTATAGTTATAGTGGACAAAAATTTTCAGATATGTCAAAATGCTATGCTGGATGGATGGATAGAAGCAAAGTCAATAGTGGGGAAATATTTTCACCTCAAACGGTAGCAAATAAAATTGATGTTACTTCAGAGACAAGAGCTGTAATGCCACTGGTTATAGATCTTGAAAGCCGTGAGGTTATATGGCTAGATCTTGCAGGAATGTCTTCTAATGGAGGTTGGAGTTCTACTGTTGAGGCAAATATGGTTGGAATCCAAGCAACAGCATATGCGATGGTAAATATGGTCAAGCCTAATCTCTATGATCTATTTCTTATGCATGGTGTTGGTAGAGGATCTACATTTGTAGACACAAAAGAAGAAGCTGACACAGTATTTTCAATAGAAGACGGCATAACACCGTTTGCCTTTGATGAAATCATTGGAAATTATTTAGTATAACTGAAATATAAGAGGATATTTAAAATGAAACCGACATGGAAAAATACACTTTGCATGGATCACATGAAGACTAATTATGGAAATATTTCATTAATATGGAAGAATGCACACGATTTAGAATATGAGTATTTTATTCATAATGACATTGTTCATAAGACACATGATGGAATGCCAACTGCATTTACAAAACAAAGCTTAAATGTTACAGTTTCTGAAGATTCAGTTAGAGATAGTCTTAAGAAATTTGACACAATGCAGATGAACCTTGGTTCTGAAACAGCAATTAATACAATAGTAAAGGAAATATTTAATGGTTAAGCAAACGAAATATGTGTTGTTCTCTGTTGACGATGCTCATCCAGAACAAGGGTGGTGCAATGGTCGTGATGAACAATCAGAGTATCTAAATTATTTGAACGAGGAGTTTGGAGCAAAATTTACATTATTTGTTCCAGCCAATTATCATTATAAGTTTCCAGTGAGTGAACATCCAGATTTTTTCAAGTATTGGAACGATCGGAAAGACTGGGCTGAACTAGCCTCTCATGGATATTCACATTTAATTGCAGGAACTTCTCGAGAAACAGAGTTTGATTCACTTCGAGAAACTGAAGAGATTAAAGAGAGGTTCAATAAGATTCTATATGAATGGAATCTAATAGGGCATAGGCCAGTTGGATTTAAAACTCCAGGTTGGTTAATTACTCGAGAATCATTGCAATGGGCCGAACACTATTTTCAATATGTTGTCTCACACCCAAATCATAGACATGACAATACAATTAATCCACTAACTGAAATGTTTCATATCGATCTAAACGACAGAGTCATTCTTCATGCACACGCCAACAATTCTAAAATGGCTAGAAATGCAAACAACATCAATGCTGAAAATTTCCAAGGATGGAGAGAGCAGATTGTAGAACTGAAGAGACTGTATGATTGTAAATTTATGACATTCTCAGAATATCATAAGGAAATATACGTTGAAAACCTCAGATAATACTCACATCGGTGAAATAGATCGAGTAGCTACACCCAACACGTCTACGATGATTGACAGATATGCTATCGCATCTCACTGGTGTAAAGACAAGTCCGTACTTGATGCAGCATGTGGGTATGGCTATGGATCTGGAATATTGCAAGCATTGGGAGCTTCAAGTGTTCATGGAATCGATTTAGATTCAGATGCATGTGATGAAGCATTTAGACGAATGACATCTAGCCGAATGAAATTTACTGCCATTGATATATTTCAGCTAAAAGAATATTTCAAGTCTCATAAGTTTGATGTATGTACTTCAATTGAGACGTTTGAGCATCTACCACCAGAACGAATTGGAGAATATCTTCAATCAATTAAGTCGGTTACTAAAGAGACAATTATAATTAGCACTCCAAAGAGAAAAACTCCAACATGGACATATAATGGAGGAACACATCTCTATGAATATGATCCGCTAGAATTTGGAACCATTCTATATGAAAATTTTCCAGATGATGAAATCAAAACATTTGGAATTATTGAAGTTCCACTAGAGCAAGGAAATATCCTTCAGTGGGGAAGTGCTTTAACAACCAACTGGAATGAAAGTTGGATTATGCTAGCAGTTATAAATCTGAAAGGAACGGAATAATGTTTGAGAAACAAAAGCAATGGGCAGCAAACACGATCAATAGTATGTTTGGTCAAAAGCAACACAATTTTAAGAATGTTTATTCTAAGAATGTCGACATGAGCAAGAAAAGCGATAAAGAGCTTTGCGTATCTTGTGGCGCCGAAACACCTTATAGAAGAGACACAAATGTCGCCCTAAGACTATATTATGTTGAAGGAGCTGGACAGCTTTGTGATTCATGTTGGCAACATACTTATATAGGAAACGTTTAATGAAAACATTTGTAACATCTGATCAGCATTTTGGACACGGCAACATTATCAAGCACTGTGAAAGGCCATTCGAGAACAAATATGAAATGGATAAGGTGCTAATAGAAAACTGGAATAGCGTTGTGGGTCCTCATGATCGAGTAATTGTTGTGGGTGATTTTGCATGGAAAAGGCCTGAAGAATATTTACAAGCACTGAATGGATCAAAAATTCTCATTCGTGGCAATCATGATTATAGAGGCCAAGTAAAGGGATATGAATTTATCAAAGATCTATGGGACACAAAAATAGAAGGCCAAAGGGCAGTATTCTGTCACTATCAATTATCAGAGTGGAATGCCTCCTATCATGGATCATGGCATCTATATGGGCATTCACATGGAAATGCATTTGAACATCAGCATAAATTGTCATTTGATGTATGTGTTGATCTATGGGATTATAAGCCGGTCGAATGGTCTCAAGTTGTTAAGAAGATGGAAGCAAAAGAGAAGATGAAAAAAGAATACTATGAGATATCTGCATCTATTGTTAGAGATCCTCATGCAAATAGAAAAGTTATAGCAGCAATTAATAAAGAATATTGGAGATAGCTAATGGCTAAAATTGATAAGATTATTTGGGATAGAATCAACGCACGAGTCTGTCCAATTACTGGAAGACCTTTTAAAAATGACAGAGATGAATTCGACAAAGACACGCCTATTCATCTCACATATGAAGCTGTTCTGTTCCATTTTAATAAGGTTCAGATAGCAACATGGGTCAATAGAAAATATATTCACTATGAAAATAACTAAAGAAATATTGATTGAGATAGAATTAGAAGATGTCAGAGATCTAATAATCAAAAAATTAATACAGGATCAGATTATATATTCAACCAGCAAAATTGAAATTGAAGAAATTGATCTTGGTTCTTATGTGGTAAAAGTAAATAATCGAAAGGAAACATAGATGTCAGACAATCTTAAGCATTTACACGAACAGATTGAGCAGTTGAGAAATGCGTTCAATCCAAATTTATTAAGCGACGTACTTAATGGATTTTTACAAGTATTAGATGGATCAGCCGGATCTATAACCCGACCAGAAAGTCAAATTGTCCATGGTGAGAACAAGCTTACACAAGATCAGATGGAAAAAAAGATGGCACTCGCAGGTCAGTCACAGTGGTTAGAGCCAAATTGTGTCTGTTGCGATGTTACAGAAAACACCAAAATTGATAGACTTCCAAGTAGCACTATGGAAGAAGCAAGATGTGGCCGCTGTAATCATGAACAATGTATGCCCAAAGAATGGTATATTGATCAAGTCATTCATGGAGCTCAAATGCAAGCACTGTTCAATAGTGGATATCGAATTTGGGAACTGGGAAATTATATTCCGTTTGCCGAATGGTATCAGATGGATGGGAATCAGCAGCTAATTGAAAATGTAGTTCAGCTACAATCAGAGGTTCCGGAGGAAAACTTTAATCCCAATCAGCAATAAAACTGTTTTAGCACGGCCGTTCACGGGTTATATTCAATCAACAAACAAAAGGAGTTCCACATGGACGTACGCACCTTCAACAAGTCTCAGATGAATTATTCCGACAACACTTTTTCACAAACAGCTGAAAAGCTTGGCCTTGATTATAATGATTTACCTGATGTAATTGAAGTTATTAATGACGAAACACAATTCATGGCTGAATTTAACTCAGCAACAAAAGATGGTACAAACACAATTTATACAGTTAGAAATATTTTTAATGGCCGGAAGGTCAAGCTACCTGTAGCGGCAAACAAATTTCACTTAGTAATAGAGGGATAAGAAAAGAGGTTACAGATGAAACTTAAAGTTGGGCGTTGTTACTTAACGAAAAATGACGATGTTGTAATCATCACAGGGTATCAGCCACACAAAAAATTCAACAAATATATTGGGTATGCTGTCAGGAAAAGCGACATAGAGAAAACGACTTATATTCGCATGTCGCCAATTATGTCTTGGGGAGAAAACGGAGACTACTATTGGAGTGGGTGGGATTCAAAGCACGATCTTCTTGTAATCGCCCAACCTAGCTTACAGCCTCTTCTTCAACTTGACATGATCAAGATAATATAATGTTTAGAAATATGCTATGCTGGTTAGGCTTACATAACTGGCTATACGGGAAATACAGGTGGACAAGAGTATGCTGGAACTGTAAAAGCGATCAGTATATGACGACATTAAACGGTTTTAAAATATGGAATGACAAGTAATGAAATTAGATCAAGCTCTTCGAATTGGAAAAGAATGTGGAATGGAAACTGTTCAGGAAGCATTGGCAAATATCCAAGGGCACGCAATGAATATGTTTCCATATAGTGAAATTGATGCCGAGCTTGTTGAATTGTATCTTGATTCAAAAGATAACTATTCTGGATCGGTTGACATGACCATCAATCAGTGCTATTATAAATGGAAGGATCTGAAATAATGACTGATAAAAAAGACTTCAAGATATTTGTTCTTGAAGATAATCCAAAGAGAATGGAATGGTTTAACAACCATCTTGCCGATCAAATAAGAGCACACGCAAAACCATTTGAAGATTATAAGGATGTGAAAATTGAAATATTCAAAGCAAGCACAGTTCAAAATGCTGAATTGCTTTGGAATGAACACCAACCTTTTGATGCATATTTCTTAGATCATGATCTTGATGGAAAAGTAATGGTTGAAAGTACTGATCCGAATACTGGATATGCATTCAGTATGTTTCTATCTGATCAAGGAGTAAATGGTCTCAAGGAGCAGGTATTTATTCACTCACTAAATACAGTTGGTGCTGAGAATATGAAAGGTATATTCATCAAAGCCAAGCGCGTTCAAATATTTAATTTCTAGGAGGAATTATGTCAGTAAATAATTGTGATTGCTGTTATTGTAGAAGAGATCGCGAAGTTTCTACTCTTATAGTTCCACCAACAGATTTCAATATGAATGATCAAGCAACTGTTCAACTCACAGACTATGGAAGAAGTGTTCATAGACTTTGGTATGTAATTCTATTTGATTCTGTTGATGTGGATTTTGGTTTTGAAGAGAAATATTCTGCCTATGAAAAAGAGATCAAAGATGGATTTCTAACAACAGAGCTATGGAGAATCATGCAGATGTTTGGTACAAAGCACTATATGGGTAATAAGAATTGCTTTGTTGACAATAAAATAAGTATCAAAAAGGGTATTTAAATGAAAGTAATATTTTTAGATATCGATGGTGTATTGACTACAGCAACCTGGGCATCAAACTATAGAGAATTTAATCCAGTTTGCACTAATGGATTATTGAAGATATTGGATGCTGATCCAGAAATTCAGCTTGTGATCTCGTCAACTTGGCGAGGTGGAAAGAAAGATAGCGTCATTGATCCTGAATCAAGATTGTATCGCGAACTTGAAAAATATGATCTCATTAAAAAGCTCCACAAGGACTGGCAAACTATACATCTCTATGATTTAAGTCGTGGACACGAAATTCAAGATTGGTTAGATCGACATCCTGAAGTAGAGAACTATGTAATTCTTGATGATGATGGTGACATGCTTGATGGTCAAAGAGAACATTTTGTTCATACAGCAACTTGGGATGGGATGCTTTTAGCACATCTTGATCATGCTATTAAAATATTTGGTATTGAGATGGATGCTGTAAAATGGAACAAAGATTTCATTGAATGTAAACTTATCAAGAAATAAAAACCGATAATCGAAGGACCTATTGCATATTTCACTATATACAATAACCCATAATCAGAGGAGAAGAAGAATGCAAGACGCACAGTTCAAAATAACCGAAGTGAAAGCTTCAAAGCATGGAAATACACACCAAGCTTACCGAGTTGTGGCACCAACAAGTAAAAGTTACTACGATCGGAAAAGCATGTCAATCAGTCGTGAAGAATATCACGAATTACAGAAGCTGGACAAAGATTCTACAAATGTAGTTGTTCAGTTTATTAATCCTGACACGGAGAAGATTGATGATAAACCGTTTTTCCATGGCAAGCTACGAACATTCCTCCAGAAGGAAGTTAATATCACTGGAGAGTATGTAATCTTTTGGCTATATAAACCTGCCGAGAGTTAAAGTTGTTCTATAGAGATCTTATAGATCTGTTAAAGTGGTTCTATTTTTATTTGACTTGGACGAAATAACTGTTTCATCCAAGTCATCTCTATAGTATATTGTGGCAACAAACAAAGGAGTTGTTATGCAAAAAATCACACATAAAGAGTTAGTTGAAAAGCTAAATCAATATCGTGGAGTTACATTCATTTCATGTTCAATCGAATCACCGGTCAAAATGGCCAAAGGTGGACGAGCTGGACGAGCAATAAATCCCTACCATGAACAGATTACAAAAGCTTCTTATCTCAATGGAGCTATTGGATTTGACTATGAAAAGTCAGTAAATAACCAACGTGGAAAAGAAGGCGTTGAAGAAGTTTTTGAATCCAAACCAAGGGCTTGGGGAACGGTCATGGAAGGTGGAAAATTTGTTGAGCATAAAGGTAATTTCTATCTTCAGCTCAAGGTTGAGAATGTTGGTGTTGATTCGGTTCAATATTTCAATGAAGGTCAAGCAATTGATCCAGAGCTTCTTACTGAATGGCTTCCCAAGAAACGTGAAGGTTCAGGACGGCAAGATGTTGAAAACGAGATCATCCTTCGTGACATCAAATTGGCCAGTATTAAATCAATCAAATTTGGAAAAGAAGAATATGAGGTAACAGAATAATGAAAGATACAGACATAAAATTCACAATTGGCGGGACAGAGATTAACACAGCTGACCTTACATATAGGCAAAAACAGGTCGCTCGAAACAGTTCAAAGTGGATTGGTTTTGCAATCATATGGATGGGAGCAGGATTCTGGGTTGCATTTGGTGTATTGCTTGTGGCAATCTTTGTAAATCTCGAACTTATCCCAGATTAGACCTTTCATCTAATCGTTTTGAAGTGTATATTCAGGTAACAACAAAAGGAGTTCGCAATGAATAAAGCAACAATGATGAGAAAAGACCTCTCGAAAAATCCCAAATCTTTCACCAGTTTTGTCAAAGAAAATTATCAGAAGCTTATGACATTATCGTCAAATCCTGAAGATCTTATTTCTTTTATTAATGAAGAAACCAAAGGCTTTAGCGTATCTGAAAAATATCGGAATGCTTTAACTGAAAAGCTTATGTCCGGCTCAGTAACTCAGAATCAGTACTACCTTACAAATGCATATTTGACCGGAAAAGGTCTGAGCGTAGCAGGTATCTAATGGACTATAATCTAGATAAACTTAAAGATGGAGTAGTAGCACTGGCAATGGATAGGATCAAAGTAATGCTAGACGCAATGGGTGAAAAAGTGGGACCTGGCAATTTGAACTTGATTAAAACTGAACTTGACAGGGCATATTTAGATGGCAGTATTGATGTCATCAACGCAATAAAGGAGATTAAGAGATAATGTGTATTTGTGGTGGAGTTGTAGAGGTCTCAATCGGTGCATTTCTATTTGGACTGATTGCAGGACTATTAAAGAAGTTTAAGAATAAAAAGAAGACATGTCATTGTCCAGAAATTGATCATCATTTCAATTTAGATGACTAAAACTGTTTCATTTGGCGCTGCAGGGTGTATATTATGGTAACAACAAAAGGAGTTAACATGATTACAAAGAATGAAAGAATCGCAACAAAAGCTTATGAAAGACTCGTCAAGCCTATGATGGAGAGGTACAATGAGTCAGTTGAAATGAGTCATGCAATCGATTTTGGTGAGTTCAGCACGGTTGATTTCCCAGATGAAGAACATGAAGCCTTGCTTCAAAAGGTTGCATCACGTTTTGGTATGACAAGTGATAGATTGTTCACGACCTCATACATGGCATCAGAAGAATATGAAGAGCATGCTCGTGAACATAGAGTTTGGATAGATCCAGCCGGCGGAACACATGTTGGCTTTGAAGATCCAGCAGCAATGTATGCTTAAAGGAGATCAAAAATGGGATTAACACTGTGGCTGGCACGTAAATGTGGCTATGAACAAGAGATCAATTCGAAGCCATTCAGGAAAGAGCTGTATCAATTCTTTCATTGGAATAGAGAAGTGAATTTTGGTTCCAATAGCTTAGGTGATCACGACTATCTCCATGATATTCATGACGTCACTGCAAAGATCAATGCCGACAATGAATATATTGTCACAATTAAGACTACTCGACCTGGGTATATCATTGGTGCCAAGGGATGGCTTATCACTCAGATTCAGCTTTATATGCAGGCACAGTTCCCTGATAAAGTATTGAAAATACATATTGAAGAAACACGACTATGGGCAGAGCTCTGGAGAGATTAATGTGAGCATTGAAACATTAGTTGCATTAATAGAGTTCACAGGCGGTGACGCCACGGACATCATTGAGTGGCATAAGGCTGAAATCGTTCTTGACAAAATAACTAAAATTATAACAGAGAGCAAGCACGGATTTGAAAGCCCAGTTGCAAATGTCAATATCATAGAAGCATTATTGGAATATAAAAAGGACTAATAAATTGACAAAACAAAAATCTGTAAAATTAGTACTCATGAGAGGAATACCAGGGTCTGGTAAATCTACAAAATCAAAAGCAATGGTTGCTAAAGATCCAAATAGCTGGGTTAGAATAAATCGAGATGATTTTCGATTTATGATTAACGACTATTTCTATGGCAATATGAGAGTAGAAAATTTGATTTCAAAAGCAACACACCGAATGGCTGAAGATGCTTTACGTGCAGGATTCAATGTTATATCTGACGATATGAACTTGAGACAAAAGTATGTTACTGAATGGCACAATATTGCTGAAAAAATTGGTAATATTACTGTTGTTGAAAAATACATGGACATCACTCTGAAAGAAGCGCTTAAAAGAGATTTGACTCGTGAAAAGAAAGTCGGAGCTGATGTAGTTAAGAACCAGTTTAATAAATATGTTAAGAATATGAAAATTCGTGAAGAGACATATTACCCACCAGTTGATAGAGCTGGACAGTACATTGTTCAAGATGAATCATTACCTAGAGCAGTTATCTGTGATATTGATGGAACAGCAGCTCTTATGAATGGAAAGCGTGGACCTTTTGAATGGCACAATGTATTCAGAGATGATGTGAATAAACCTGTAGAAGAGTTGATTAAAATAATTCAAAACAGTAATGATTTCGTTGGCTATGGTTATGAGTTAGCTGGTGAGACACAAGAGTATGATGATGTAAAAATGATCTACTTATCAGGTCGTGATGGAGCAGCAAAGGATGAGACAATCCGCTGGTTCAAAGAAAAGATGAAGATCGAAGTTGTCTATGGTGACAATCTATTCATGAGAGCACCAAATGATCAACGCAAAGATTCTATCATCAAGCAAGAGCTATATGATGCTCACATCAGAGGGCAATATAATGTTCTATTTGTATTGGATGATAGAAATCAAGTAGTAGACAACTGGAGACAAGAAATTGGACTACCAACATTTCAAGTAGAATATGGAGATTTCTAAAATAACGGTTTCATTTGTTAATGCAGTATAGTATATTGCAGTAACAACCAAAGGAGTACACAATGAAATGGTTACAAAAATTCAAAAAAGGTCATCTTATTGAGCCATTCATTTATGTAGATTTTGACGATAGAATTGTCAGGGCACACAGAGGTAATAGAATCAAATGGCTTGAAAAGCATTACATCTATTCATTTACATTCCAAGGTGCTGTTCATGCGACAAAGAAATTAACCGAAAAGAAATACCCACAATATGCTGGGTCAATTTATTATTTTTAGAAGGAAGCAATATGTCTGACATTGTAAAATATATCAAAGATTTTGAGAAAGAGAAATTGCTCTACCTTGTTCTTGCAGGGTCACGAGGATATTCAACTCACACAGATGAGTCTGACTATGATTATCGTGGGGTGTTTGTGAATACTAAGGAAGAAGTAATTGGTAGCCTAACGCGAGATAAACAAAAATACTGGCCTGACACTGAAGATGCAATGCTCCATGGTTTGCAAAAATTTGTTAAGCTGGCCTCAAATGCAAGTCCTAATGTCATTGAACTTTTATTCATGAATGGTACGGCAGAATATATTCATCCCTTGTTTGCAAAATGGTTCCTTGACAATCGTGATGACTTTTTATCTCTAAAATGCTATAATAGTTACTCAGGATATGCTTGGGGACAGGTTCAACAAAGCAAGCATAAGTCTTCTCATGGATCCTTACGTGAAAAATATAAATGTGGAGATCCTCAAGATCCATATGATTCAAAATATGCAATGCACACAATTCGCATGATGTATAATGGATTAGAAATTATTCAGACTGGGATGTTAACTCCAAATTTCAAGGATAGCGGCCTTCTTACCGTTTTACAAGAGATTCGGAAAGGTGATTTCTATAAAAATGCTACTGAATTTTATCAGCATGTAGAAAGCCTTGATGCTGACATTAAAAAATCACATGAGCATGCTTCAATTGGAAAGTGGCTTCGTGAAGAACCAAGTCGGGATCGGATGAATGAATTACTAATTGGATTCTATGAAGAACTTTGGTATTCAAAATGAAATATATAATATTATTGGCATTCATTGGTTTGGTTATTGAAGCTCGATATCAAATTGAGAAAATGAAAAACAAGCCATTCAGCGATGAAAATTCTGAATATGACCAATCGATGAAGATTAATCAATATGTTGTTTTTCTAAAAGACTATCAATCGGAAGAGCAGAAGAATATGCGACAGGAGAAATATAACAAGGGTGAAGTTGTGACTGTTCGGCATATATCAACTGGAGTTGTGGGCCCAATCCAGATTGAATACTTAAATGCTATTGATTATTCTATGATTGTTGATAATGCAGGATATACAATTATGAGAATCATACCAATTGAAAGGTAGATATAATGAAGATTAAAATACCACAAGAACTAATTGACGAGCGATATATCAGGTTTCAGAAGCATCCGACTCTTGATTTATACATCTACAATTATACTCACAAATGTCAGTTCGAACAGAATTGGAATGAGTGGACTATGATGTGCCGTGGTTTGATCCTTGATGGTGAAGGAAATATTGTTTCACGCCCATTAAAGAAATTCTTCAATCTTGGCGAAGGTGAACATACTCTTGAGAATCTTCCAAAAGGTAATTATACATTGACGAAGAAAATGGATGGATCATTCCTAGAAATTGTTAAATGGGATGGATATGTTGTTGTAGCTACTCGTGGCTCATTCGAATCTGATCAGGCTGAACATGCTATGAAAGTTCTTAACGAAAAACACCCTGACATATTTGAATTGGATAAATTTCAAGAAGGATTGACATACATCTTTGAAGTGATCTACCCAGAAAATAGAATTGTTGTTGACTATAATGGATATGATGATCTTGTCCTATTGACTATTGTTGAGAATGAAACTGGGTATGAATATCCAAATTACAAAAACAATGCTCTTGGATTTGATGTTGTTGAAACTCTAGAAGGTAAGTGGGATTTTGATGAGATCAAAGAGCTTAATACTGAAAATGAAGAAGGATGGGTTGCACACTGGCCAGGGTCAGACAACTATCGTGTGAAGATCAAGTTTGCCGACTATGTTGAATTGCATAGAATCGTAACTGGATTATCAGAGCTAAGCATCTGGAGACTGTTGGGTCAAGGAAATAATATCAATGACATTATTGACAAGGTTCCTGACGAACTATTTAAATGGGCTCAAACAATTGTGACTGCTCTCTGGAAAGAATATCACGCAATTAAAAAACAAGTTGAAGATGATTATAGCAAAGCTGTTGCAAGTGTGTTTGATCTTGCATTGCATAAAGAAGGCGAACCAGTTCGAAAAGACTATGCAGTTGAATTTACTGGATATAAATATCCCGGAATGATGTTTGCAATTCTTGATGGAAAAGAATTTGAAAGCAGAATCTGGCCCTTAATCAGACCGAAAGCAAATGAAATCAAAGAAGTCTCAGAACTTCCCAAATGGAGTAACTAATGTATCAAGAATTTTATCATGATGAATATGAAGATCACTTGGCAGAACGAGCTATGTGGGACTGGCTAGATAAATGGTGGTGGACACTGATCCCAATTGTTCCACTAATTCCATTTTTAGTTATAGGGATTGGTGTTTATGCACTAATTTTTGGGAGTTAATAAAACCGACTTTTTGCTCTTTGATATATATTTATACATAACTCGAATCCGTTTAACGTGAGGCATGAAGACCTTTAGAGTTGTTACATGATAGCAACAAAATGTTAAGTGGAGATATTAATAAGGAGACACATCATGAACACTACTCAAAGAGTGGGCACTCAGCCCGAAGCACACATTTCAATTGACAAAAACAGATTACAAAGATTCCGTGGAAAAGTATATCTTTCTGACAAAGCCAAGTTTGAGATTGAACTATTCAATCCAACTCAGCGCCGTTATGGAGTCAAATTTCTATTCAATGGGGAATACATGTCTAATCGACATTTGATCATAGACCCAGGCCAACGTATTTTTCTGGACAGGTTTATTGAAACAAAGAAACGATTTGAATTTAACACATATGAAGTGGATGATTCACCAGCTGCAAAAGCAGCAATCAGTAAGAATGGATTAATAGAGGTAGAATTTCATCAAGAAAACGATCCTATTCCTCTATTGAATAACACAACCAACTGGCCAGCACAGTTTACATATACTGGAGATTGGTTTGGATTTCACGGCAATACATTTGATCAGTACAATACGACAATAAGCAACAGTGGTGGAATATCAGAAAATACTACTGTAAATTATTGCAGCACCAATCTCAATCAGAGTCCAAAGAAGAACGCTAGACATAAGCTGATGAGATCAATGGCAGCACCAGAGCCAATTGAGACAGGAAGGATTAATAAGTCGAATGAAAATTCTAATCAAGAATTTCAAAGTGTTGAGGCTGATTTTAACTGGATTGTAGATACAAAGGTTGTTTTGCAATTACTTCCAATTAGTCTTCAACCAGCCAATCAAAGAGACTTGGTGCAGTATTGTCCTGTTGATGGCACTAAATTCAAAAAGGGATATAATTTCTGTCCCAAATGTGGAAAGGCTAAAGATTGAAAATAATCGAATTCAAAGGCACTAAGTATAGAGTGCTACATAAGATACCTGCTGATCGTGTCACTGATTCTATCGTTAAAGGGATCCAACATGATCAGCGGATATTTTCGAAACAAACAAATGAAGAATGGTTTCTGGAAGAAATTGAAGAGGCAGAGTTTAGTCCCATTAAAGCTAAATCTACAAAGAAGAAACGGACGCCCTCGATTATACTTCCAGCACACCCAGGTCAGACGATCGACATAAAGGCCTAAAAAGAAATCAAACTATTGCAAATTTTATATATATTTATATAAATAATGACAACTAACCAAGGAGAAAATATATGGAACAACTAACTGTAAATAAATTCTTCTGTGACGTATGTGGCGGTGAAATAGAAAACAAATGTAAGATCGTAAGTGAGACATTTGTGACTAATTCTTCAGCTGGTAATGAATTACGATTTGCAGATGATGTACGGCTGGCTCACCTTGAGTGTGTTAACGACAATGAAACTGTTGTAATTGCACCCAAGCTTAATGAGTTCAAAGCATTGGAAAAGGAAGTCAAAAGACTGACTAAAGTTAATGATCTTCTCAATGATGAAAATGCTGAATTAGCTGAAGAAAATGCAGGATTGAAAGATACTCCTCCTCCAATAACTCAAGCTGATGTAGATCAGGTTCGAGAAGAAGAGGCAACTCCTCTTAAATTTGATGAGAAAGCACCGGCATTTGAAGTAAAAGATTCAAAAGGTAATAAAAAGTTGACTGTAAAATAAGAAACTGGGGCCGACCTGGATTCGACGGGATGATTTTTGACAATAAGTGCAAGTAGACAGAGTGAGTCTTAAAAACTAAACAACCAGAGATAACTGGCACAAACTACGCAATCGCAGCCTAAGGAATTAGGCAGCCGTTAGCTCCACGACTTCGATAATGGAGGTCTAACGTCGTTTTCGAATAGGTATTTATGCAACAAGTTTCACCGAATTGAAACTGGATCACTGCGGCCATGAGTATACATGCCGATAAGATTTGTTGGAGTTCTAAATTCGTATTAATTGAAAGAAACCAACTAAACTTGTGAACGACTTGTTGAAGGAAGCTTTGCGGACGGGAGTTCGATTCTCCCCGGCTCCACCAATTTTTAAATAAAGGATGCATCATGACAAAAGAGCGCACAAAAGTAGTAACAGTAACTGACCTGAATAGGCCAGATCTTGATCAGCATGTTCAGTCGGTAATTGGTTACTGGGCTTCAGAAGGATATGACTATGTCAATTCGCATAACGTAGATAAGAAATTCGTATTGTTTTTCTCATTGCGTGAGTTTGCAGACATTGAGGATCTTGGACCTAAAAAAGAATTGCTTCACGGATAGTATTATGAGAACCAATCTATCACACACATGGCCTGGGAAAGCAATACTTGTTAAGAGTGCCAAAGGTACATATACGATTATTCATCTAAGAGAATTGCCATACAACAAGTTTGAGACTGAAACATATTTGGCCGATAAGAATGGCGTCGCAATTAGTATGGAGCCTACAGCAGTATTTGTGGGAGATCTATTTGATGCTACAGTTAATAGATGCGATATTTATTACAAGCCTCGGAAACCAAAATCGGTTGCATCGGCCGTTCGGAAACCAAAATCGGTTTCCAAAAAACATGAGTTTATAGTAGATGAAGTCAAGATTGAAGACGAGCCACTTGTAATTGTTCACCCACCACTGACAGGAAATGAGACTGGATCTGAAGGAGCTATTCATATTGATGCTAGTTCTGAAGACGCTCCCTTTAAAGAGCATGTGGGTGAGGTTGGTCCAATAACAATAACGGAAAAGGTGCTCAGCTCTGATGACATCAAATCAAGCATCAAATAATCTACCTTCATTAGTAGATGTGCTCAAACGAATAGTAGCAGTATCTGAAACTTGTAATGAACTCACAGGAAATCTCAATACAGTTCTAACTGACATTCAGTATCTAGCGATATCATTATCGTTCCTTGCTGAGAATTATGGTGATAGTCCTGCCTTGGTTTCTAAACTGAGAGAAGATGTTAAATTTGCTTCATCATTACAGCAAAATGAATTACAAGAATTAACAACAAAAATACTAGGTTATCTGGACGACTTTATTGAGTTTGCCTCAGATAATGAAGAGTTAAAAGCAATCCTTAAAAAAAGAGGCTAATATGAAAATTGTTAGAAACGTTTACAAAATCCCAGAGAAAGATCAAATCAAAAATTATGAAGAGCTTGAAAAAATTATACAGAAGCATCTCAAATATGCTGACCGTTGGGAACAGATTGGACCCATGCTCGAGACTATTGAAGCCGATTTTGCAAGCTCGCCTGCCTCTCCCGGGGGACATGGAGCATACATTGGAGGACTGGTTGAACACATATTAGATGTAATCCCATATGTGCTGTTAATTAGAAGCGTGTATGAGCAAGAAGGATTGGACGTCCCCACCGTGGAACAGTGCGTTTTTGTTTCTGTGTTCCATGACATAGGCAAGGTCACTGATGGTAAAGATCCCAATTATGTTCCTCAGGATTCCGACTGGCATAGGAAAAATCTTGGATTTAACTTTAAACTGAATGACGAAACTGATGCTGGGTTGGAACACTGTGACAAAAGCTTATTTCTTTTACAGAAATTTGGCATCACAATGGACATTGAAGAATATCAAGCCATACGAATCCATGATGGATGCAACTATGGTGGAAATCAACTGAAACGTTATGGATATTCAAACGAAATCTGTCTCTTAACAGAAATACTACGAACTTCTGACATGATGGCAGCACAAAAGCGCGAGCATTTAGATATGCAAGCTGAAAAAGGAAAGTAAGATGGAATTAATAACTGTTTTTTCAATAGGTTTTTTGGTTATATTGGTAGCAACAATAGGGAGGCTTTGGTTCTTAAATTCTCTCTATCTAAATATGATTAAAGATCACGAAGCGGAAATCGACACACTGATTACTGAGATCAATGGAAAAAATGACGTATTGGAAGACATATGGAATACACTGCAGGAGGTAAAAAAGAGTCTAACATCAAATCCTGAAATGAATTTTTATTATGAGAAAAATGCCAAGGTGGCAGAGTTTTTCAATATGATTGACTCAAGTTTAGCAGAGGTCGAAAAGGTTTACAATAAATTACGAATGGGAGTATCAACAGATGCCAAAGAAGAGCACATCAAATAATTATTTTGGTTCTAAGGAAGAACAGTTTGTTAAAGAATATTTAGCAACAGAGTGGAGATCAGTCGGAGAAAAAAATTACTTTTTTGAACAAAATCTATATCGACCATTGAGTCTATTAAGTGAAAATATTATTAACACATATGGGAACTATCATGGATTCTTTAAAATGGGATATGAGACTCAAGAGTTGAAAGCCATTTGTCTCACATACATTCTAGAAAAATTCGACAAATTCGACCCAGAAAGACTTACATCGACAGGACAAAAACCAAGAGCATATTCGTTCTTTGGTACAATTATCAAACGACATTTAATTAGACTATCTAAACAGGCCCAACAGAGATACAGACGCAGGTTGGATCTAAATGATGATGATACTTTCATTAATTATATTGATCATCCAGATCTTATGCATCTAGACACATATGAGAATGACGATAAGATTTTCATTGGTAAAATGTCTAAATGGTTTGAAGACAACCATCTAAAGATTGGTATTAAAATACAGAAGGAAATTGATATTATGCATTCAATATTACAGCTGCTTGCTAATGCTCAGAATATTGAAAACACCAACAAGAAAGAATTGTATATCTATGTCCGTGAAATGACAGGACATGAGACAAAGAATATTACACCGACAATCAAGAAAATGCGAACAGCATATGTTCATCTCCGACAGAACTACGTCAACAAAGGTGAAATCATATCAGGATCAGTTACAATTTAAACCAGCAGACAATGCTCTATCCATGCCCACTTTAATCGGTGGGCTTTTTTGCGAAAAATTGTAAAATTTTATATTTATTACTATAACGTGCACAAAACGGAGTAATAAAATGACCGATGACATTCTAAAAGAAGAGCTATTCGAAGGCAAAACAGTATCTGATTTGTTAAGCCATATTTTCGATGAAACAAAAAAAGAAGATGAGCTCATAAAGACGACTATCACGAATCTTATGGAAGTGTTTGCTAACAATCCAGTGGGTGATGATGGAGAAAGTGAAAATCAGATAGACTATGAAACAATTATGGGATTTGCAGCACCATTGATCAAGGATTTCATTGACATGTCTGTCAAGAATAAGAAGCACTATATTGATCTGGCAACAGTAAGTCAGAAATTCTTAACAACAAAGCAAGCTGCTCAAGCTGAAATTGATTCAACAAAACCGTGGGAAGTGCGGAAGGAAGAGATCATTAAAGAAGCCAAAGAGACGGCCAAACAAATTGCTAGAGAAGCTGATGTAATAAAAAATACAATAGATAGTAAAGTGGGAAAATCAAATGGATCTACAGGACAAGAACAACCAAATTAATAGGCTCAACGATTGCGTTGAAGAATACAAGCTGAAGTCAAAGGACCTCAACGACCTATTGTTTCAAATCTATAGAACGAGAAATGAAATTAAAGTTCTATGTAAGAATTTAGAAATTGATCTTCCTGATCTTGAGGGTGATGAAGACGAAGAAGAAAGCGGTAATGAGATCAAATAATTCTACGTTTCAAGGTTCGTTTTCAGATTTATTTGGGAGTATAGATCGGAGTATAAATAGCGAAAAAAATGTCATGTTCGTTGCAAAGGTTGTTTCAATACCTGAATCGAACGTTGTAGGACAGATTGAGTTTAATATCCCTGGTTTAGACAATCAATCCACAGAGTCTGAGGTGGCAACACCAAAAGATCCCAATTCATTTAGCAAGCCAGTTGTTGGATCATATATACAAATAGAAGCTGTCCAGAGCAAGTTCTTCTATACTGGAATTATTAACTATTCAGACACGGACAATCTTGATATAATTTCTGACTTTCTATCACCAGTTGAAACACAAACAGTTGTTGATGATTCGGCTGATAGCTATGAAGATACTATGGCAGCAGGAGGCCCGATTGAAGAACCTTCAGAGACAACATTTGTAGGACCAGATTCAGAGATCATACCGATTATTGAAAAAGAGGGAGACAATATCATAAAAGGGTTTCACAATAACACTCTAATATTCTCATATGATGAAATCGGAAATTCTGTCACTTCGATCTATATAAATAGACAAGGAGCAGAATATGATATAAATACCCATGGAATATCAGTATTTGGTGAAGCAGATGTTGACTCATCTCAGACATTTCCAGATGGATTCTCTTCAAATAAACCAAGTGAAGATCTAGGGAGTGCAATAAATTTAAAATCAGATAAGATACGAATTTCATCTGATGCAGGATCAATATTCTTATCATCAGCTGCTACTATAGGAATTGCGGCGGCTCAAGATATTAATATCGACACACAAACAAAAACAACGATAAATAGTCCAGAGATTTATTTAGGTACTGGGGCAAGTGAGGCACTTGTTCTCGGTAATAAGTATGATGCTTTAATGAATGAGCTAGTAGATGCCATCTTAAAGATGACAGTTGGAACTGCAACAGGACCTTCTACTCCTCCAATTAATGCAGCCATATTTACAAAGATAAAAGCAAAGATTGCAGGCACACTAAGTGCTGTAAATAAAACAAACTAACAGGAGTGACAAAATGGATATTAAACAATTAGCACAGAAAATGTTAGGAATGCTTCGACCAGTATGGAAGAAAGACATGACTAAATTGCTCAAATCACAAGCTGTGCAGGAAATGATTCGTCGTCAGGTACGTAAAGAGGTAAAGTATGCTTTATCGCTTATTAATGCACAACCTGTCGCAGAATCAATTCGCCCGGTAAAAACCATGCCGGCTGCTAGTATCAATGAGATTGCAAATCAGTTCGTTCAAGAAGAACCTGAAACAACTAATGCACCAGTCTCGCTGAATGTTGGCGGTGTAAATATTCCCATGGATATGACAGACTTCGGGCAGGAAACTGCAGTTGATGATTTAAGTCAGAAGATTGATGTAAATAATCCAGCAGTTGTAGAATTGCACAACAAGCTATATGGGTCAGACTATTCTCGAATAATGGCAGGAACAGCAAAAACTGAGAAGGCATCTAGAGCAACAGCTATGATGCAAAAGGGTATCATATAGGATGCCACTAATAAAACCTCAGTTAGTTCAGCAACTGACTGCGTATTTTAAGAGTAATAACAAGTCACCAGAAGATGCTGCATCAGAACTCGCAGATATCATTGATGCATATATAAAATCTGCTCTGGTGACAGTGAATGGAGCTGGAATTGCACCTCCCGGAATACCTACAGCAGGATCTCCGGCAGCACAAGTAACTGTGGCTCCAGTTGCAACAACCGTAACAGGGACAGGAATGATAAGCTAAATGCCAGTTTTATATAACTATACAGGATCAGATTCTGAAACAGTATTAATTACTGAAGAAAACATTGGGCTTGACTATCCATTTGGATTGACTGGTGCACCGTTTGGAGCTACTACAACTTCGCTTGATAGAATTAGAGCAAACATTCGAATACTATTAAGAACAAATGTGGGTGAGAGACCAATGAAGCCTACATTTGGCGTACGATTAAAAGAGTTTATATTTGAACAAGTTGATGATGAAGACGAACAAAGAATTAAAGACAATATTGCAACAGCTGTTGAGATATGAATACCAGAGGTAACTCTAGATTCTATAGCTCTTGATCAATCTGCAAGCGAAAAAGAGCTTCAAATACTAGGTGTTCAGATAAAATTTCACCTTAAAGATAATATAGATGTTACCGCAGAAGAGATTGTGGTATTAACATCATAGGAGAATATTAATGGCAACGCCAGTAAAGAAAAATGTAAATTATATTGGAAGAGATTTCTCTGGTTTACGGGAAAACATTTATACATTCATTAAGTCGTACTTTGGGAACACATACAAAGACTTCACAGATTCATCTCCAGGTGAAATGCTTATGGAAATACCTGCATACGTTGGAGATGTTCTATCGTTCTATCAAGATAGCATGTTTAATGAGCTATTTGATCCTAAGCAACGGAAGAATGTATTGGCACGAGCTAAGCTATTTGGATATAAAAGTACAGCTGCCATAAGTTCTATTACAGATGAAGATGTGTTTATCGTTGTTCCTGCAACTGGATCGACTGGAGCAAAGACTCCTGATCTCAGATACTGTCCAGTAATTAGTGCAGGTCTGCAAATTTCAACAAAGAGTCCGGCCCACATATTTGAAACTCAAGAGGATATTAATTTTGCAATAATTGATACTGAGCTTGATAGCAACAATGTAGAGGTAGTTATATTTGCCGTTGATGGCTCTGACATTCCTACTCATTTTTTAATTAGAAAAACAGTTCGTGTATTGTCTGGCGAAACAAAAACTATGACCCAGACTGTCACATCACCACAAAAATATTTAAAAATACAGCTACCTTCAAAAACAGTTTCTGAAGTTATCTCAATTACAGATTCAGAAGGTAATAAATGGTATCAGGTCGACTCATTGGCACAGGATACAGTATTCGTTGAGCAACAAAATACATCAGCCAATGATCCAGAATTGAGTGCGTATAGCGGTTCAGTTCCATATTTATTGAAATTGAAAAAAGTTCCTAAGAGATTTGAAACAGAGGTTGATGAAAATAACCTCACATATGTTCTATTTGGATCTGGAGTTCTTACGTCTAATGATGAAGAGATTATCCCAAATCCAAATAATGTTGGTACTCCATTTGCAAACGTTGATAATAAATATGACTATGCAATCGATCCTGAAAATTTCTTAAAGACGACTACATTCGGTGAAGCTCCAGCAAATACAGTTTTAACAATAAGCTATAGAGACGGCGGAGGTCTAGCTACGAATGTCCCGGCAAAAGCTATTACAGAAGTTGGAAATGCTACATGAACATTTTCAGTAACCGAATCAACACTGGACAGTCTTGCTCTCTCAGATGTAAAAAATTCGATTAGAGCATCAAACCCAGGAAAATCAACAGGTGGCAGAACCGAGGAAGACATCAATAGTATTGCATTTAATGCCAAGGCAAACCTCAATGCTCAGAAGAGATGTGTAATCAAAGAGGATTATATTGTAAGATCATATTTACTACCGGCCAAGTTTGGATCGATTGCAAAAGTATATGTGGAAAAGGATGACCTAACAAGATCTGTGGGATCGGATGATATTAATCCTGCACTAGGAATTGTTCCAAGCCATGCAAATCCACTGGCAATCAATTTATTTTCATTGAGTTATGATTCGAATAAGAATCTTCAAGCATGTTCATATGCTCTCAAAAAGAACTTGAAGACATATCTATCACAATACAGGCTTCTTACAGATACTGTTAATATTGTTGATGGGACTATTGTAAACTTTAAAGTCTTATTTGAGATCATCGTTGATCCTCATGAGAATAAGCGAGCCATTTTGATCAATTGTGTAGACGCACTAAAGACATTTTTTAACATTGACAATTGAAGCTTCAATCAGCCAATCGTATACTCTAAAGTATATCAAGTGTTGAATGATGTAGCCGGTGTTCAATCGGTGCCAAATGTTGATATTATTAATGTTAGCGGAGGAACACATTCATCAAAATCAGTAGATTTTCCAGCAATGACACAAAAAGGCATTATATATCCGATTAGAGATGTAAGTATTTTTGAATTAAAATACCCAAATCAAGATATCATCGGTAGTGCAAGCTAAACGGGAGAAAATTAATGTATAAAAAATTCACAGCCAATAAAGACTCTTTTATTGACAAAAAGTTGGGCGAAAATAATTTCGGGAAGGATGAGCTACTTGAGGTAGGCAGGATTATTAGCAGTAGTGCTGTATATCCTAAGCGTTCTTTAATTTCATTTGACATTAGTGTGATTTCAGCATCTTTTGCTGCCGGATCAATTAACTCAGGAAGCAATTTCGAACTATTAGTACATTCAAATCAAGGTTCGACAATGTTACAAGATGCATTCTATATTGATGCGTACATACTGTCATCCTCTTGACAAGAGGGAACTGGTTCTGTATCAGATAATAATGCATCAGGTTCTGTATCATGGATTTCATCATCAACAGCAGCATGAGTGACAACAGGATCAGATTATTTGGCATCGCCCACGGCTTCACAATATTTTCCAACCTCATCAGGAGACTTAAGCCTAGATGTTACAACAATTATTAGCCAATCAATCAATTCTGAATATGACAATTATGGATTTTTGATCAGGCTACGAGACGAATCTACGGTTCAGAATCAAGATCCAAAATATTTCTATTCAAAGGATTCGTTCACAATATACGACCCAGTAATTTATGCCAAATGGAATGATGTAGCAACGACTGGCTCGGTAGCAGATTCATCGGCATCTGTTGAGTATGTAGTTACATTAAAAAATAAACAAGAAGTATATTCAATACAAGAGCAAGTATATTGCGAGCTTCATACAAGATTACAAGATCCAACACTGACATTTGATACAAGTGTAGGATCGCTATCATCAATTCCTTTGACAAATCTGGCTTATACAATTATAGACACTGCTACAAAAGAGACTGTAATTCCATTTAGTGCATACACAAGTTGCAGCTATGATAGTTCAAAAAATTATTTTAATATTGACATGGATGTATTACAGCCTAATCGAGCATATAGTTTAAAATTACAACATTCGCTTGCATCAAATGTTAAAAAATTCTACCATGTTCACTCATTTAGAACCACGGAGTAATTATGAATAAAATCCTTATTAATAGATCGACTGTAAATACTCAGACAGTTAGAGCTCAGACTCAGGCCTTAGATAGTGAAGCGCTCAAAAAATCAATTATCAAAAAAGCCAAACTTGATATTAGTGAACTAGTATCAAAAGATCCCATATTACCAAACAGTGGTACAGGTGGTAGAGCTCATGATGAAATTATAGCAGATCTATATGCCGAGTTTGAGGCAGATTTTGGCGAAATGTCAAATGAAGAATTAGTAGACTTTTCTACACGAGTGAGATTAGAAATTGACACAATTGTAGAAAATGAAAGACTTGTTAAGAATAAGGGATTATTCATCGATACAGATCAGATATGTATGATCACAGGTAAGCAACCGTTTGCTGGAACTTCTTCTCCCCACAAGATCAGATTCCCAAACATATACAAAACCGTTGGCTCATATAATTTAGATCAGAATATTTTTACACTCCACTGAATGCCAACGCTGAGACCAAATAGCACATTGAGCATTGTTAGGCATAAAGTTTTACATACTCCAGGGTATATGGGATGAGATCTTGAATTGTTATCAAATATGAGATATAGATTTAATGCATGGATATGGGATAGAGACGATCAGAAAACTGAAATTATGTCTGTTACTTCTGATGCTAATCAACTTGTACAGCTAAATGAGTGAAATCATGTTACATTTGGATTTGACATAGGTGGCATTGTTATTCGCGTAGAAGACACTGTCAATACTCAAGCTTATTCAAAGAGCATAGATCTATTCTATGGAATTAGATGAGATTTCTTAAGCGTGTGAGACTTTGATGCTCCACTGGGACCAACAGGATATAGCGAAGAAGGTCCTATCTTAGGAGATCTATATTGAGTCTATCCTCAGCTTATTTTTGGTGGAATTAACGTGAGCGATAATACTTCCGATATTGGTCGGTTGAGAAACTCATATACGACAGATGAAAGATCTATAGAGCCTCAACATCAAGTCATTGAACTAAATTCTGCACAAAGCCGATCAATTAAAAACGGATTAGATTCATATTACATTATAGCATTTAGAAGCTATATTGGTGTTCCATCAATAGAGGCTGCTGAAGATAGATTTGTTGACGACCTAAGTGAGAATAATTCATTAAGCATTGCAAGCGTACTAGATGTTCGCTTTGATAAAATACAAAATGGATCAATTAGAGATTATAGTGAAAGATCTAATCTAGTTGTTCTAACTGGTGACATGAAAATTAACATAGCTGCAGATCAACTAATCATTGCTGGCACGAAGAAGCCAAGTCTTGTTAGCATAGAAGGACCCTTTTAATTATGATAAATCCAAACACTGAAAATACATATGGAGTTGTTCCTGACGTAGAAGATGCTTCAACAGGAGGAACTGCAGAAGTATATATTACAGTATTTAAGCTAGATGGAACGTTTGTATCTTCGAGAATCTTGCAGCCTGATGAATATATCTATTCTACTGGGGGTACTGGACTAGATATTAATCTAAATCTGCACATGTCTAGATATCTAAGCGTTGAGCTGCCTACTGATAACTATGATATTAAAATTTCATTTGAAAAAGAGATCAATAGTAATATTTTCATTAAAGACGTCTCACCATCAAAGACGGAAATGCGTGTCGGTCTATCGGTCGAGGAAGATACTCAGTGAGACTATTGGCTTAATTTTCCAGATAGTTTTTTAGCATCATTTGACAAGTTTGTCACTGCTAATGGCGAACACTTTAGAATCATCAATGTAACACCTGACTATTCTAAAGTTATTGAAATGCAAGGACCTATTGAGGAAAATATTTCTAATACTGAAGAATTAATTAGCTCTAAGCAGGCCCAAGTAAGTGGAGCGGCCAACATGCCTGCTGATATTGTTTTAGAATTTGTATCATCTATAGAAAATCTACAAACAAGCTTGGCACAGTATCAGGTAGATCTTAATAACATCATGCAATATGCTACGATGATTGTTAAATTAGAAAATCCTTATAAAGGACCGACCGAAGTTCCAATCAATAATTCTCACATCTATACAGAGCAATATGTTTCAGTATCATATCAAAATGTATATGTCTATTTTGAAGAACATGGACAGGGAGCAACAATTGAATTAACCGACAGATCTACTAGAAATGATAGTACAGGAAATACAAATTGGTTCAACTATGAAGAGCTAGTGCTCAATGACAGTGGTTCGTTTGAACAAAACATATCATCATCAAAAGTATCTGGTGTTAAAAACCTAAACATCGACTATGAGGCTTTCCAAAATCATACATACTTTGGTCTGGCACAAGATAAGTTCGTCAATGCCTACACAAAGATTAGAGATATTGAGGCATACAATGAAATCATCCAGACATTTCCTACATCTTCTGATGCACTTGTGACAAGTCAAAGCTATTCGGATAAAATCACTGAAATCAAGAATGATTTTACTCAGTATGAAAGATATATGTATGAAAAATCAGGTAGCTATGCTTGACCAAAATTTTCATCCGGTACTTCATCTATAAACTATTCATACTCATCATCACAGGTTCAAACATGGTACGGAATACAAGAGCTATCTGGATCTGTATTTGATAAAAACAACAAGTATTCGTTGATTAAAAATATTCCAGAAGTTATTGCTCTAGAAGATTCGGAGAGATACTTAAGATCTCTATTAGGATCATGAGGGGATTTCTTTGATTATATTAAATCATACATAGAGCAGTTCCAATACTTGTTCACATTTGACTATGACAAGATTAATTCAGTTCCAGATGAAATTCTACATCTATACTCTTCAGTATTTAATATAGAATTATTCTCTGGATATGACGATGTAAGAGCTTCATCATATCTTCATGGTTCTAATCAAGCATCTGGATCGGCAGCTTTACGAGATGTCACACGAGAAAAATGGATTCGCTTATTCTCTTCAATGCCATACTTGAATAAAATTCGTGGAACAAGAAGATCAATTGATGCCATTTTAAACATCTATGGAATTCCTAGATCAATACTCACAATTAGAGAATTTGGAGGAAGCAAAACTTCTGGATCAGATTATGTTGATGAAGATGTCAACACTTATGCATTAAATTTCTGGGGTGGTGAAAGCATTGAGGTTCAAAATGCAAACTATAGCCAGCTATCTGGATCTGACTTTACAATTGAAATGAGATATGCAACAACATCCTCTGGCGACCTACCGCTATTTGGAAATACTGGATTTAATGTAACACTTGAAGACAATGGAGATGCTGATGACTATGGATCTATAGTTTGTAACATCTCTGGATCGCCTACAATTTGAAATGCTAGTGGATCAGATGCTGTGCCATACTTCAATGGTGATTGGTTCAATATTATTCTTAGAAGATCTGGCTCTGAATTAACTCTTAAGACAAAATACTTTAAAGAGGATCAAATGTTCTACGATCTTTCTGGCTCGGCAACACTTAGTGCCGTATCTCAATCTTATTTGGATGCCGGTGTTTATGCTGGTAATGTTTTATTCTTTGGTGCTACCGGATCTGTTGGAGCATACTCTGGTGCAATGCAAGAGGTAAGATTGTGGAGCTCATCATTAAGCGAACCTGCATTAACTCAGCATGCTTATGATTTTAGATCTGTAGCAATGATAAATCCTTTTGACATTGATGACAATCTTGTAGCACACTACAAACTAAATGATAATGTGACCGGATCGACAGCCAATGACTATTCATATCCACCAGTTATTGATGTGACACTAAATGGATTTACTGGAAATCAATATAGCAATTTCACAAAATCTACAAAAACTAATTTGAACTATTTTATGACTAGCAAATATTCGTCAAATCAAATCAATATTGGGCACACATCTGAATCTCAGACTGAAAATACAAATGTGATTGATATTATTTTCTCACCAGTCAAGGCAATCAATGAAGATATCATAAGCGATTTTGCCATGTATGACTTTAACGATGCCATTGGAGATCCATCTGATATGTATAATGAAAAATATCTAGATCTAGAATCGTGACGTGAGTTTTATTTTAAGAAGCTACCTAATAATTATGATTTCTATGCTTATATGAGATTTATTAGAAATTTTGATCAAAGCATTATGAAAATTGTAGAGACGGTAGTTCCAATGAGAGCAAAATTGTGAAGTGGAATTTTAATAGAGCAGCCTATTCTAGAAAGAACAAAATATAGATGGGAAAAGAGTTCTGTTGCAACAAATCATAATTCAAGTTCATTTGATGTCACGACTGTCACAATATTATCTGAATCAATTGCAAACAATACATCACAGAGCATTGATATTACAACAACATTCCCAATTACGGGATCTGACAGATCTATGATGTCTGCCTCGGTAATTTATGAGGTAACTGGATCGCAACTAGGATCAAATAGTTTCTATTCATCGGCAGATAGCACCGTATCTAGCTCTCAATATTTAACTGTATTTGAATTATTGTCAAATGCAACATATAAAGGCACTCAGAACACAGATGCCACCAATTATGATGGAGCTGTGGTACAAGTTAGCCAAAGTTCGGGTGCAATCATTAGAGTCAAATAATTTTTGTAAAAAATATATATTTATTATTATATGTAGAAACACACAAAGGAGATTTATAATGGGTATTTTAGATTCAAGCACAACAACAATCGATTGTGTATTAACCAAAAAGGGAAGAGAATTGCTTTCAAAGGGCGAGTCGGAATTTAAGATTACGAAGTTTGCCGTAAGCGATGAGGGTGTTGATTATCGAATGTATAATACAAATCATCCTTCTGGCTCAACTTCTTATGGGACTGAAATTACTTCAATGCCCGTCTTAGAGGCTCCCGTTGATGAAACACTTTCTATGAAATGAAAATTAGTAACGTTTCCAAAAGGTACTTCAAAAATGCCTATTGTTGCCGTTACACCAACTGTATTATCACTAAACTTCAATCAAAAGTCTGTTGTTACTCCATCAACAACATCTTATATTGCTGGTTTTGATAATAGCACACTAGGCTACACTTGCATCCTGTCAAATTCAGATTTGGCTACATTAGAGGTTCAAGAAGTAGCAGCAGATCAAACTTCAATTGGAACATCGCCATCTTGGATGGATGATGCATCATTGCAGAAATCTACAATCCGTGTTGGTAAAACATTTAGAGTGATTGCTAAAGATGTGACAGCATTGCAGGTTGCAAATAGAGTTGGCACGATTACAGTAATTGCAAATGAGACAGGTGGACAAGCAGAGCTTAATGTAACAATTGTTCCTCCAACTGGTTCAATTTATACAACACCTGGCGTATAGGAGAATAGATAATGGCACGAGGAAATAGAAATAGCGAATTTGATAAAGAAGGTAAGGGCGGAAAAAGCAATTCAGCTCTAGTTGATTTTGAAGTAAAAGAGGCTCTTGCAAAGGGTGAAACTCTTGATGAATCTACGCTGCTTGAAATTTTAAATAAGACTACAAAGGGAGATTCTAGAATTGCAATTGTTCCAAATAAGTCTCTGCAAAATCAAGTATCAGCACCTCTTTCAAAGATCTACACCGTTTTAGACTATGCATCTGATGTTGTAATTACAGAGCAAGTTACTACTGCAGGAGTTTTCCCAGGTAATGTTGGATCAATATCTGCAGGCGCATTTTATTCTAGCTCAAATCAGGCAGCAGCTACGAAGACATATTACATTACGGTAGCAGATGGAACAACAACTTCTTCAAATGCTTTATTTGATATTACTTGGGGATCAAACGTCTCCTCAACTCCATCAGCATCACAGGCAATGTATAAGCAATATGCAAACATATTACTTAATGCTGATGATGATACATTCACGATGAGTGGAAGTACTGACGCAAACAGTGTTATTGCTTTTAATTTCAAGAGAGCAAGAATTAAAGAGAATCTTGACCCAGGGAACTGGGAAATGCATCTCTATTCAGCATCGGCAACGAGATCTTTTATTGATAATTTTGATAATACAAATGCCTCATCAACAATAGCAGGACAAAGAGTTACTATCGTATCTGGCTCGATTGCAAATGGTGTTTTTTCAACAGATCCATGGGGCTATATGTACCCAAATCTTGGAATTATCCTATTTGATGGCGATAAGTTTTCTGGATCGTTTGCATATTCTTCATCATTAGATATGCTGGCAAATTTAGATTTTCTTCAAGCAAGAAATGAAGTTCGATTAAAAGACATCAATTATTTCTGCCGCATTATGAATAAAGACTATACATATTCAAACAATCCCACTTTTGTTACAGGAAGTGATGGAACATATAGATTTTCAACATTTGCAAAAGATCCCAAAACGTTCATTACAGCCATTGGTTTATACAATGACTCAAACGAGCTACTGGCATCGGCGCGATTAAGTTCACCTTCAGAGAATAGCTTTGAAAAGGAAACATCAGTAACAGTCAAACTCAGCTTTTAATAAGCTAAACAGGAGAAGATAAATGACAACAATGAGAGATAAAACAGCTGTTGAGAGCAATGCTAATGGCTATGAAGAACTACAGCAGGTTCTAGATTCATTACAGGGTGTGACATATTACAGCAATGTTCCATCTGGAAAAGTGTATAGAGCGTTTATGTCACAGAGTGCAGTGACCAGTTCACCAGCACAGACGACAGTATTGCAAAATACAACAGGCGCAACAGTTTCTATTAACTTTTTTGATAATAGAGATTATCGAACACGTCTAAGAAATAGCTAACTATGTATAAAGCAATCGAGAAATCAGATAGCTCGGTAAAACGATTTGATACATTTTCAAATCACACTCTTACTAACGCTTCAACTGGCGTAAATTTTCTTACCGGAGTATCTGGTTCCTCTGTTGTATCTGAGTCTGCAAATTGAAATTGAACGAATGGACTATTCTACAATCTCAATTATGGACAATGAGGACAATACGTATCACTTAAAGCAGCCGAATGACAAGAGAGAAATCTTCAAAGCAATTGTAGAGTCATAGCCATCCCATCATCATATATTGGTAGAGAGATCAAGCCCGGATCATTAATGATCGACGATACCCAGGGCGTTCTTAATACTGTCTATGTTGACAATGGTAGTGGATCGCTCTATGTTCAAGCATCAAGCTCTGCTGCTATTGTGGGCAACGTATTCTATAAGCAAGGTATTGCTGTATTGACAGATACTGGATCTTTTGCTCAAGCAGTTGGAACCGATACCACAACAATCACATTTAAATCGTCACACTATATTTATGAGCACAACTATTTGTGCAAAATGAATAGTGGAGATTTCAATTCCCCAACCAATCCCACAGCAGTTTATGGTTCATCATCAACAGCTACATATGCCTCAAATGAATTGCGTAATGCAGACGTGGCATATATAACTACCATAGGACTATATGATGCTCATAACAGATTACTAGCCGTTGGCAAGATGGCAAAACCACTCTTCAATGATCCTGAGCAGAATGTTGCAATTCTTCTTCGGTTCGATATGTAGGAAATGATCATGAAGCTAAAAGACATTGTAGCCGAACTAACTGCAGAAAAGTTGGCAGCTTATAAGTTGTATGAAGGCTTAATCTATACGCATGATATTAATCGATCAATAAATATGATTAAGAGATTTCACAAAAAGATTACTCACGTTGGTAATAGAGGTGAACGTATTGTTGTTGAATTTGATATTCTCCCCGGTGTTCATAATACTAAAACAAATATGAAAATGATCAAAAAGCTTGTAGTATTTATTAACAACTTAGGCTGGTTTGTTTCAAAAATGAATATCTATAATGCAGAGCAAACTAGACATATGGAAAACAAGGGCTATAGCGAATATTGATTAGACTTTTTGTTAGCCGATAAAAAGGGCGAGTTTAAAGAAATTGGATATGTACCTGAAATTGTTGAATTTATACTTGAAGCCAAATTTGATCTTGAAGTTCCTACTGATGATATTTTATATCACACACTTCCAACATCAAAAGTGGAAAAGGTGATGAAAATCGGGCTTGTTCCAAAGCATCATTCTAAATTGTCATATCATCCAGACCGAGTTTATTTAGCAATAAATCCACAAGCAGTTGATGATATTCAAACTATGTTTAAATCGTGAATAAAAGATGTAGAATATTCTACTCTTAAAATAGATAGGTCAAAAATTGGAGGACTGAAAACATTTGTAGATCCAAATTTTGATGAAGGGGTATACACTCATCAGAACATCCCACCCAAAGCTATCACAGACATTACAAAGAAAAAGAAGGACCACGTTCACAAAGTTACCGACTGGATGTAATCTAATAAAAATAATATGAAACTTGCTAAACTATTGTATGAAATCAAAATCTATCATGGCGACAATCATGGAACTCGACAGTTAAAGATTAAAATGATGATGCAAAAAAGTGCTAATAATCAAGAAGGAGTTGGTATATACTTTTCAGATCTTATTGACACGGCTGAAAAGTATGGAAAAGATGTCATTTGAGTTGACATTAATAAGAACAACTTCGTAGAAAGCAGAGATCCTGCTAGGTCGCACATTTCCAAATCAAAATTCGTTGCACTATTAAAAGAGATGATAAAAATAGATAAAGAAGAGATGTTTTATTTTTTATCAGACTATGCATATATAGAAGATCCTGAAGACATCGATGAATATGTTCTATTAGAGGCCGCTCCTGTACTACTAAATAATGAGATTCGTAATTTACAAGTTGAATTAGCCACGGTTATAGGTGTCGAATCGTTTGTAAAATTATGAAATAAAATAATTAGAATTGATGGAACTTACCATAGTAATGGTCCCGACATTTGATATGCCATTATAAATCCAAAATACAAAGTAAACAAAAAATAACGTTTTTATCATACTCATTTAGGGTTATATTCTACCAACAACAAAAGGAGTTTATATGTTAGTAGAAGTTTTTTATGGAAAGAATGATTTCATGAGGAATGCAGCCCTTGGTGCTAAGTGGATGAGCAAGAGAGATATGATCCCTTCAATTCTTAGCATGGAAGAGACTCATGAAAAGGTTTATGAAGTTGAGAAGCTAGTTGATGAATTCAAATTAGAAGACATCTGGATCGATCTCAATCTAAATCCCAACAAAGTTAATACAGAAAATTTTAGCACAGAAGATGATGGAGTCTGGCATCAATCTATGTCTATTGGAGATATCATAATGTTCAATGGCAAGGCATGGATGTGTGACTATATAGGATTTAAGGAGCTTTCATAATGTATCTAATAATTAAGACGAAAGACGAAAAGAAACAGAGATCGGCTAAGTATCTACAAGCACAGTTTGAAAGAAACCTCAGGGCATTGGCAACCAATGGAGCATCCGATAGAAATGGATTAGCTGCACAGCCAGAAAAGCCCAAAGTATTACAAATAAAAAAATCAAATTAACGGCATGTCCGTGTATATTTAGATTAATATGAAAAAACGAGGAAGAGATAGAGTGCGTAAACTAGGATTAGATATCAGTACTTCGGTGACGGGATGATCAGTTATAGAAAGCGATTTTATTCTTGACATGGGCTACATTACGTCTGCCAAAATTAAAGACCATTTTGAAAAGGCAAAATTCGTGCTTAATGAGCTTGAGCCTATCATTGAAAAATGGAAACCGGAACAGATAAATGTTGAAGATAATCTCAGCGGATTTCAATCAGGTAGAACTAGCATGCAGATCATAATCAAGCTTGCAAAGATCAATGGAATTATCACATTCTATCTGAGTCAAATTCTAAAAATACCCACAGAAAATATTAACGCCTCAACAGCTAGGAAAAAAGTACTTGGAAAAGCATACGATAGAAAGAACTTTTCCAACACAAAAGAGTTTGTACTATCTAAACTAGCAGATAAATTTGGTGATGAGTTTATAGACAAATTACCAAGGATGAAAAGAAAGACTGAAAAGCTTGCCAAGGAAGCATTTGACATTTGCGACTCAGTCATAATGGCGCTATACTAAAGGAGAACAGCTTGAAGAACACAATTACAATGAAGTTCAGCAATATGATTTTAATAATTTCAATTATGATATCGTTAAGCCTTTTTGCATACAATGGAGTTATGCAAGAGACAATTTACGAACCAATGATTTCAGAAATTGATACATTGCGAGCCGTTGAAAAGCTCAATATTGATGTCAATTATATACAAACGAAACAAATTGACTCACTAAAAAACAGATTACATGAGTTAGAAAATCCAAACTGGATACCAGTAGTTGGAACGACATACAATCCGGTTGCTTGGCAATGTGATGATACACCAGATGTCCTTGCTGATGGAACTAAGATAGATGTATTGAGAGCCACTGAATATAAGTATATAGCTGTTAGTCAGAATATGCTTACAAGGAATGGTGGTCATTTGAACTTTAATGATTACGTCTACATAAGTAACACCAAAAAGCATGATGGAATTTATCAAGTGAAAGATGTAATGAATAAGAGATTCACAAACCGCATAGATTTTCTACAGACTTATGGAGACAAGAACTATGTCTATCGTGATGCAAAAATGTTAAAAATTGAAATACTCGGATAAAAAACCTACTTTTGAAAAACTAACTATTTATTTATAAAAAACAAAGGAGACATAATGGACATCAAACCAAACATCGATTACTTACAGGTCGTTCCTATCAAAGAGGAAGATCCAGAAACAGCTTCAGGTATAATTCTAACAACTGGTGCTGAAGATATCAAACAAAAGATTGGTATTGTAGTAGCTCGTGGAGAAGGATTCCCTGAAATGCCAATGCGAACACCAATTGGTGATGTTGTATTGTACCAAGAAGGAAATCAGCTAGAGTTCTTCGTGGCAGGAGAATCTAAATATTTTGTCCGTGAGGGTGAGATTATTGCATCGCTAGGACCTTATGACAATTTGGAAGAAGCAGAAGGGACGTCAGACGTATAATAACATGGGATACAAAAGAGACAAAGAAGATAAAAAGCGTAAATATCAAAAATCAAAATACGCAAAAGGTATTAAAAAAGGTTTCAAGAAAAAATCAAACAAGGGTCAGCTAAAGCGTTATATGGAAGAAGATTTAGAATAAGCTGTATATTTATATATATGAAGGAATATCACTACACTTATATAATAAACAACATGTCTAATAAGAAGTATTATATTGGAGTTAGATCTAGCAATGATCTGCCACATAGAGATATTGGATATAGATACTTTAGTTCGAGCCACGATAAGCAATTTATGATCGAGCAAAAAGAAAACCCTGAAAATTTTTGATATTCGGTTTTAGAAATTTTCAGGACAAGGAAGCAGGCAAATAGAGCTGAAACAAATCTTCATGAAAAGCTGGATGTTCAAAATGATAAGATGTGTTATAATATTTCTAATGCATCTGGAGACTGAGTCATGAATGATAAAGCAAAGAAAAATATTAGCATAGCACTTACCGGTCGGAAGTTATCAATTGAGCATCGAAATAATATAAGTTTGGGAAGTCTAAATCACACAGTGACAGAGCAAACTAAAAAAAAGATTAGTAATAAGAACAAAGGTCATGCCGTAACCGATGCTACAAAATTAAAAATTAGTAAATCATCAATTGGAAGAACCTTGTCAAAAGAGACAAGACGGAAAATCAGTAAGTCTCGGATAGGAATGAAGCACTCGGAAGACACAAAAGCAAAGCTTAGTACAAGTGCACAAAATCGCAAACCACCTACAGCAAATACAAAAAGTAAGATTGGTAAATCATTAGCTGGAATAAAACAAGAGTTAGCGATATGCCCTCATTGTGGTAAAGAGGGCGGAGTTAATGCAATGAAAAGATATCACTTTAATAACTGTAAGCATAAGGAAGTTAAGTAGATGAAAATTGATAAAAACGACATGTGGTCTGTCAAGGAGCATGGATTGATCGTGGGTTTCTGTTACTATGTTGAAATAGAGGAGCTTGAAAAGAAATTACAGAAATTTAAGCCCGAATTATACAACACTCATTATAAGCCTTTTCGTAAGAAACTCAAGCAGAAAGGTGTAACACTATTCTTCGATAAACAGCATCAGTATGATGTTGAAAAGGAAATCCGCAAGTTCAAAAATGGTTAACAATCCTGAAGCACTCAAACGGATACTTACATTAACATATGGAGAAAGCGATGGCATATCGAAAAACGGTGACCTCGCTTTCTTCTGTCCATTTTGTAACCATCACAAGAAGAAGCTCAATGTAAATATCAACACAGGCTTCTGGCATTGCTGGGTTTGTCAAAATGGATCCAAGTCAATACTATCACTACTCAAGAAAACTGGCAAATCAGGAATCATTCAGGAAGTTGTAAAGCTTCTTGATAAGCGTTCTCAAAGCTTTGTCAAATATGACGATGGTAAATCATCAGAGCAACAGATATTTCTACCCAAGGAATACAAATCCCTATCAAAACATTCACGATCACCAGAATTTAGACAAGCATGGCATTATCTGAAGTCAAGAAATTTTACTGAAACTCTTGTCAATCGATACAATATTGGTTATTGCACTGAAGGTAAATATAGGAATCGCTTGATCATCCCATCTTACAGTGAGTCTGGTGTCGTTAATTATTTCGTTGCCCGAACATATTATCTGGATGAAGAAATTAAGAAATATGACAATCCAGTAGCACCTAAGGACATTGTTCCATTTGAATTATATACATCATGGGCATTTCCAGTGATCCTCGTTGAAGGTGTATTCGATGCAATGAAGATAGACAGGAACGCAATACCAATCTTGGGTAATTCCATTGGTGATGCAATAATTGAAAAATTACTTAATGAGGGAGTAAGGCAGGTATATTTAGCTTTAGATGCTGATGCTATGAGGTTTGTTTATCGAGAGATTATGAAGCTTATTGAGGCCGGCATACAGGTCCAGATAGTAGAACTACCTTTGGACAAAGACCCAGGTGAGATGGAGCAGCATGAATTTCTTAAATTAATTGATTCAGCTGTAGCAACGACTGACCTGAAAACAAAAATGAGATTTAAAATGATGAGCAGAGGTTAGAATGAAATCACAAAGACAATGGAAAAGGGTAGCTCATATATCCGATATTCATATTAGAACTATTGCTAGACAAGGCGAATATAAAGCTGTATTTGAAAAGCTTTTTCTATCGTTGAGGAACGAAGCAGTTGATGCCGTTATCATTACCGGTGATACCGTCCATGGGAAGACTCAAATGTCACCAGAGCTTATAGAGATGCTATATTTCTTGTTTGAAAATCTTAATAAATTAGGCATCAAAATCATCATAATCCCGGGCAATCATGACGCATCCTTATCAAATCTATCAAGAACTGATGCACTTTCACCAGTTCTGATGCTATCCGAGTTTAAAAACATAGATTATTTGCGCGATACTGGAGTGTATAACTATGGAGATGTAGACATATATCACTATTCTGTATTCCAAGATAAATCTACATTCGATACAACAATACAAAATCCTGACAACACTAATATTGCATTATACCATGGGCCGATTAATGGATCTCAAAATGAATTTCAATTCACATTTGAATCTAATATGACAGCCGGATTTTTTAGACCATTTGATTTTACAATGCTAGGTGATATTCACATGAGGCAATGTCTTCAGGAAGAGAATCCCATCTGGTATGCTGGAAGTCTTATTCAGCAGAATTATGGTGAAGAGGTTGAGAAGGGATATCTAATTTGGGATCTCACAGACAAATCTGTAGAATTCATAAAGATTGAAAACGATAATGCCTTTCATACTCTATATGCTAAGAATAATATTCTGGAAGATAAGATCTTTCTTGCATCCAGTCCAAGGGTGAGACTATATTTCGATAAGCTTTCAATGTCAAGGCTTGAGGAAATCAAATCAGAAGTGGTGCAAAAATATGGTGCAATAGAGATTATTCCCCATGAAGTGGAGGGGCTTCTCGAAACAGATTTGAAAGATGAATTTGAAGATTCAGATTTCTATGATATTGCTGTGCAGAATAAGTTGATTAAAGAATACCTGCGAACTCGATATCCATCATTAACAAAAAAAGAGACTGAAAAGATTATTGAAGTCAATTCTGATATTGAGCATATTGTTAAAGAGGATCCTACATATTCAGATAAGAAATCTATGTCAAGATGGACTCTTGGACATATGCAATTTGATAACTTCTTCACATTTGGAGAAGACAATAGAATTAATTTCAAAGACCTGACTGGGATCACTGGAATCCTTGGTGCAAATGCTCAAGGAAAATCATCCATCTTAGAAACAATTACATTTGCCATATTTGGCACAACCTCAAAGCAGTTAAGTCTTGCTCAGTTGGTTAATAACCAAAAAGATAAGGCAAAGGTCTATATTACTTTGGAATCGGACGGTCAACTGTACGAAGTTGAACGCAAACTAAAAGTCCATGAGAAGGCAGGGAAGAGGGGAGCGTCTCAGACGCTTACATTCAACAGAATTGATAAGGATCAGGGTGCTCTGCTAGAAGAATTGAACGGTGACGATAAGAATGCGACTGAAAAGAACATTAGGGAGATATTCGGAACGTCTGACGACTTCTTAAATACAGCAATGATAGCACAGAACAACTGGGCATCCTTCATTAAGAGCAAAGATACCAATCGGAAGAATATTTTGATGAGCTTCCTTGACCTTACAGCATTTGATAGGAAACACAAGGTTGCCAACAAGATTAATAACGACAATATAACTGTATTGAAGGAGCTAAATAAGGACGATCTATCCTCTCAACTGGCTGGGACTAATAAGGAAATTGTTAAAGCCACAACAGGAATTAGTAATCGTAGGGGAGATGGAGCGGCATATAAAGTAATTGCTAGAGATATACAGAAGGAAAAAGATGCTCTACAGGCTCAGGTCCGTGCTGTTAAAGGGAAAGAGATTGATGTTCCCAATCAGGAAAATACAATTGAAGCCCACAAGACATCTATTAAAAAACTAGGTGTAGAAGCACAAGATCTTGATAAGCTACGTCGGACCAAACGAAGAGAATCTCTTGATATGGTAGATGAAATTTTCAATCTTGCAATCGAAAGCGAAACTGCTGCTGAGAAATTAGCAGAGGTGACCAAGACAAATGATGCTGATCGAACAAATGAATCATTGACCTGGGGCACTAAGGATATGCAATTCCGTCGGCTTGCTTCAACTCGACAAGAATCAATCATGGAATTTACATCAATCATTATGGGACTTGAGTCTAAAATAATGCTCAAAGAGCAAGAGATTAAAGTAAATAAGAAAAATCAAGAATTGATTACTGATGATTTTGTTGAACATGACGTTTGTTCTAAATGCATACTTGTAAAATTTGCCCTCGATGCTAGAGGTGGTGAAGAGAAATTAAACAATGAATTAGTAGCACTAAACAATGAGATTATCAGCGAGACAGCTTTACGTGAGAAGGAACGATCAGCATTGGCACTAATAGAAGAAGATCATCAAAAAGCAAATGACATATTTGATGGAAGAATTGAGGAGCTTGATAAAGAAATAGAATCTGTAAGAGTCTTATCTGAATCAACTAGAAGATTGGTTGAGGAAAATCAATCCAATCAAGACACTCTCAGTGCTCAGGCAGAATTGCTCGAATCTAAGGTACAAACAAAGATTGCCGAGGCAAGAAGTATAGGTCAGCAGATCAAAGCCATACAGGCTGAAATTGCTCTATATAAAGAAAATCAAAAGACCATAGAACAGAATAAATCATTGATGTCATTGATTGAAACAAAGCAAAACAAAATTGATGAAGCCAATAAGTTCTATGAAATTGAACATGAGAAAGAAATGGAATTCACAAACAACTTGGCCATGTATAAAGAACGAAGAGACAATATCTCTGAAAAAATGGATCAAGTCAAGGAGAAGAGGATCATTACAGATCGATATTCATATTACTTGGCAGCCGTCCATCGTAATGGAATCCCATCTGATATTATTAGTAATGCCCTTCATAAGGTCAATTTTGAAATATCAAGATTGCTAGATTCAGTGGTGAATTTCCAATTGAATATTGTAGATGACAATGATAAGATTGGTGTCTATCTGAAATATGTGGATGGAGAGTTAATTCCAGTGGAAGCAGCCTCCGGTATGGAATCTATTATGAGTGAGATTGCTATTCGTAATGCTCTGCTCAAGATATCAATGAAACCCAAACCAACACTAATTGCTATTGATGAAGGATTCTCTGCATTGGATTCTGAAACACAAGCATCTCTACACAGCATGTTTACTGTATTAAGATCGGCATTCAGAAATACATTTATCATCAGTCATATCGAACAACTGAAAGACTATATGGATAATAATATTGATCTTAGGAAAGAAAATAACGAAACACATATAGGAAACATCAGCACACTATAATAAACTTATTTCCTTGGATTATATTTATATAATATGAGTATAATCTAAGGAGATGATAGTGGGTACCACATTAACTGCATTAAACAAAGCTGATCTAAAACTAAACTTTGAAAAATCCCCCATTGATAAGATTCTTGATGAAAATCCATTTTCTAAATATTTTAGAATTTTTGGCGTCAAGGAAGAGTCATATGGTTTAGGGCGACATTCGTTCATACTTTATGGATCAGAAGGATTAGTTAGAAATTCAGACATACAAATTGAAATTCTTGATGTCAATGGACAACCAATTGTTGTTCGTGCCGTAGATGCTGCGTCTAATAGTCCAGGGTGGAGAGTTTGATTTACAATCACAGAATTGCATACCGCCGGACCTGCTACAATATCAGTTGTTGGATCAGCAGATTTAAGAGAGTTTGACATCGAATCAGGTCTTCGAGGATCTGAATACAATGTAATGTGAAACCGAATCATTGCAGTTAATCCTACCCTACCAAATAGATCTGACATTGTATTCCAAGAAGCACCAGATTTTACAGCCGTAGAAACAATCCAGACAGACGCAGATAATCCCTTAAAGAATAGAAGCTTTGCACAAATAGCATTTAATGATCTAGAGACATACTCTGGATTTGTTGAAGCCATTGATGTATTCTTACTTTCATCAGGCTCAGTGTCAGTTGACGCAGATGAGACGAAATGACAAAGTCTCGGAAAAGTTCCAGTGACAGGATCAAGCGTTGGCGTCAATCCTAATTCATTTAGTTTTAAAATTGCAGTTCCTACAGAGCGTGAAGATGACATTCTCACATTTAAGACGAGATTCTTAAATCCATTTGGCGAGTATGCTAAAGTTAATGAGTCTGGATCTGTCTATGAGGTAACATCTTCAGAAACAAATTTTGCTGGTGCCAATACATATGCACTTTCAGCTTCTATGGTCGGAGAAGGTCTTATTACTGGATCACTATACGCATCTAATGCTTTAGGTTCTGGAATTGAGATCGCTGGTAAAACATCAGGTTATATGCGTTCAGTTGGATATGAGGGATTCTTATCAGCCTCAATGAGCCTTGCTTCTCCCGGATTCATGATGTATTCAGGTGCTGTTTTACCAGCGTCAGGTGATTCATATGACGGAGTTGGTCTCGAACTTGTTTCAGACAATGGGTACTTAAGATTTAGTACAAATCCAAGCAGATTTGAAGTTGTGGCTGACTCATTCTTTGTTGGAGATTATGATTCTCAATATATTTCTGGATCAAGTGGTACGATTGTAATTAGCTCATCTGGATTCTATTTGGATCCAAATGGTAATGTGTTTATCTCGGGTTCAATCTCTGCCTCTGCTGGATATATTGGTGGATGACAAATTGTTACTGGAGCACTATATAATTTAACGGCATCTGACTATGTTGGGATGTCAACCGCTGGTGATACAAGATTTTTTGCTGGTGCATCATCATTAGCAAATTCAGGCTCTGGTGTTTTCAATGTGAAATCAACTGGAGAGATAACAGGATCTGATGTACTATTTACAGGCGGAAAAATTGCATCATTTAATCTAACCAACGATGCATTCTATACTTCAAACTTTTTCATTAGTAGTTCTGCAACAGGCAATGACTATTTTATAAGCTCGTCTAATTTTAATATAAAAGCAAGTGGAGACATCACTGGATCATCTGCACTATTTGATGGCAGCATTTATGTAACTGGGACAGGTACAATTGGTGGATTTTCACTATTGGCTGACGAAATTAAATCTTCAAATGACTATTTACGATTAAAGTCTAGTGGTCAGATTACTGGTTCAAATGTTCAATTCACAGGTGGAGATATCGGTGGTTGGACAATTGATTCTGGAAGTTTGTACAATGATTCAGAAACGACTAATATATATTTAAGCAGTGAAAATACTAATTGAGCTAACATTAGTGATAATACTGTATATCTTGGAAGAATTCAAGGGAATTATAATGCTCTTGCTATTAAAAAGGATGCTACTCATTATATTCTTATGGGTCAAAATGATGCTGGTTCTGGATTTATTCAAGGATATAGTGGTAGTGCAATATTTGATTTACGAACAGATACTTCGTCTTCTATTGCTGGTTGGACATTTGATGATTCATCTTTAGGTGGAACAAATCTTACAATGTATTCAAGTGGACTTATTGAGACAAATGATTTTGTAAGTGGATTAAAGGGATGGAGAATTGATCAGACAGGACTTGCAGAATTTGATAATGCTGTGATTAGAGGATCTCTATCAACCGTTTCATTCGATAAGCAAACTATCAATGCTGTTGGTGGACAATTATGAGTAGCTAACTCAACTGTAGTTAGTGGAAGTGCTGTTGGAATTTCTGATGTTACTATGAGTGTTGCAAACGCCAGTGGATTTGAGCCAACAGAATATATGATCGTCAAGAAAGTATCTGAAACTGGATTTAGTGAAGAGGTTGTAACAATAGTTAGTGCGTCGGTTGACAATCTAACAACTGGTGCAGGTCGACTTATGGTAACAAGAGGAACCAGTGGATCGGCGGCTGCATATGAAGAGGGACAGGTTCTTGTTTCAACAGGAAAATTAAACACGGGATACATCAAGCTAAATGCAAGTCCGGCTGATACTTCAACTCCATATATAGACATTATTGAGCGAACTGGCTCTGCTTATGCTGATACAGATTTAAAAGCTAGACTTGGAGATCTAAGTGGATTAGCAGTAGGGCTTGTGGGAACCGATCCTGGGTATGGATTATATTCACAAAATGTATTTTTAACTGGAACAATCAATGCTCCTCTAGGACATATTGGAGGATGGCAAATTGGTAGTGCTTTTATAAGCTCATCTGACAATTCTGTTCTTTTAAATTCATCAACTCCCAACATTGCATTAGGAACTAATTCTCATTTAATGAATATGACAACAGGCACTGGTGTCTACATGGATGGAGCCGGTAATTTTAGAGCTGGAATGCCTGAGGGATATAGAATATCATTTGATGGTAGCAATTTAATATTAAGTTCATCAGACTTTTTCCTTGGTGGAGATGGACAATACATAAGTGGATCAGCTGGAACTTTAGAAATGAGTTCGAGCAAGTTTCATCTAGACACAACTGGAAATATTACAGGATCATCGGTCTATTTCACAGGAGGAGAAATAGCTGGATGGACATTTAATACTGGATCATTCTCAAAGAATGGTGTTAGACTAGAAGCTGAAACTGATGGTGGATTATATATTTCAGATGATTACAATAATGACTTAATTGCCGTAGCATCAAAATCAATGTATATGCTTGGATCAGCTACAGACGAAATGGTTAACGATTCATTCGAATATGATGTTGGAGGTCTATGAACAGGATCTGATGGTTATCATCTTGGAAATGCATCCTCTCCATTGAGCGTTGTTAGTTGGTCGTTGGCAACTGTAGGTCCCGTATCTCACTCAATGACAAGACGACTTGGTGCTGGATATGAACTATATAATGCTGCTGTTGTGGGTGATAATACATTTGATATTATCTACCCAGGAACGCTTGCTCCAATTGCATCAACAAGCAGAAGTTTAGCCCAGACATCTGCATCATATTTAACATCAAATCAATATGAACTATCTCAGATCGTTAGTGCTAGTTCTCAAGCTGCTCAAACATGAGTTGAGGGAAATGTTGTTTCACTGGCGTTCGTGGCAAAAATGTCACACTCTCTTGCTGGAGCAGGATATGATAGAGGATTTGAGCAACAAAAATATCGAGTTGAATATTGGTCTGGAAGCGCTTGGAATAAACTTATTCCAACAGGGACTAGCGAGTGGTCTAAATACAATATGGCCGTCAAATATACTTCAATCAAGGCTTCGGCAAAACTACCAGCTTCAACATCTAAGTTGCGGTTAAGGCTGTCCGGATCAATCAATCCAGACGTGACTCAAACATCTGAAGAATACAAATTGGATGAATGGTTTGCAAGCATTAGAAGCCTATTGAGCTTTGGATCTCTAACACCTGAGACTCCAATTTTATTACAAGATGGTACATCGACCGAAACTATCAAGGCATTAAGAGTTAAAGCCGCCGTTCTTGCATGAGATAGTATTGCGAATGAAAATATTGTTGCGTACGTAGTTACAAAGACTAATCATCATGCGACATCAAGCTTATATATTAATGGTTCAGATATCATCACATCTGATACTCAGTTATTTGAAACAGTCGATAGTGGAAGTATGCTTGCATCGAGCCTGACAACTAGTGATAAACTTATTGACAAAAATGGAGATACAGTTACAATTAGTACAATTAATGAGGTCCGTGGAGATTATCCTTTATTTAACCTCGTATTGGCACGAAGAGCAGAAGATGGCGAAATTGATGATAGCCTGTATTATTATGCAGGAGCTACAACTCCCGTAAGATCAAATCACACCGGTTCGGCATCGGCTAGATATGAAGAGGAGCCATTAGAAGTAGAAACAACTTCATCAGATGATTCTGCAAAATATCCCTATACAGAAATTTCATTTGACAACTTCAGATTAGTTCAAGATACTCCAAGAGTTGAATTATCAAAAGATGGATTTTTACTTTATCAGTCTGAAGTATCATATATTCAGATGTCACCAGACAATTTTATTATCCGTACTCCAAGTGATGGAGCTGCAGGTATTGGTAATGCTGTTTCATCAAATATGTCAACTACAAACACAGCTGTACTTGGACAATTGGCTGCTCCATCTATTCAACCTTATGAAGCAGAGCCAACTGACATTGGCCAAACACCTTTTGCTGGAGGTATCAATGAATATTCAATGGGAAATCACCGACATGATTTAAACTTTGATGTACTGAATAATGTGGCTCAATCAGGATCGTTTGGAACTATTGATATTACAAATCTTTCAGTAGGAAGCTTAAGCTTCACTGGTGGTGGTTCATTTGTTCTTACTGGATCACTTGCTGTAAGTTCTAGTAATGATTCATACTTTGTTGGTGGTGGTGGAATTGGTATTGGAACTACAACTTCAACATCAGATTTACATGTAAATGCAATAAGCAATGTTGGTTTTACATTACAACATGCATCAAGACCAACAATAGCATTGACAGACGGTACAAATTATGCGTATATAGGATTAGATAGTGGTGGACAAATTATTACTGGTGCTGAAGATAATGATTTAGCAATCCGTTCACCTGATAAAATAAGGTTTGCAACGGGTGCATCGCTTTGAATGACAATTGATAATGTTGGTAGTGTAGGAATTGGAACAGCTACTCCTGGCAATCCTTTAGAAGTTTATCATGCAACAACAAATACAGTGACAAATTTTAAATCAGGAGATACTTTAACACAGATTAGTATTGAAGATACGAGTGATATGGCTTATTTTGGTACACAAAATAATTTAGCCTATTTTGGTTTAAGTTCTGGTGCTTCTATAAACAATGTAATTGTAAATACTTCTGGATATGTTGGAATTGGAACTGCAAATCCATCAACGAATCTTCATGTAGAAGGTGACGCAATATTCACAGGAACAGTAAC